GCCGCGGTTTGTATAGCTGACAAATGCTAACATAAATTTAGACATAGCTCACTTGACAGTTGCCAGCTGTCAAGGGCCACCGTGCGATACTCAAACTTCACCGTCATAGATCACATCCAAGGTCTGCCGGGAAGGTAAAGTGTAACCCATCCTCTCCAGCAAAGCTCGGATGTAGTTTGAGTGCACCGAACGATGGTAAAGCAAGGCATACGACGCCGCTGTCTCCTCACCATACTTGGGATTCATGTTCATTATATTATAAGCATGCTTCCCTTTGTACAAAGGTTCTACAGAACAGCTCGTAAACCTGTGCCCAGCAAATTCCGTACCATTCACGCTGCCTTTTACGTGACAGTACTGCGACAAGCGCTCTACATAATCCGGAAACTCACTAAACCACCGCTGTGTTGTGTCATCACCCATGGACATCAAATCTCCACATTCTATGTCCAGTTCAACGCAAACCCTAACATGTAAAAGGTCTTGCGCTATCGAGTTATCAGCAATGGTATTGTAGCAACCACTCTTGACTACTCCGGGCTGCAATTGCCTTAACAGCAAGCCACCCGATGTAACAAACAGCGGAGAATTATACAGAGCGTTGTACCTCCAACAAGCCAAGTCAATCCAGGACTCGCTCACATTATCACAGAGCTGCATTCTCATATTGAGAATGCACTGGATAATCCAAGCATTCACACTCCAGTCCCAAGCTGACTTGTCAAGCGAGACGTTACCGTAAGCTGGCATAATCTTCCAACCCCCAACATACGGTGACCACCCTACTTTTCCAGGAACATCGAGATAACGCTCTATCATACGCTGGTTCATCTCTCCGAACAACAAAGCATCTATAATTTGATCAATGACAGACACAGACGAAATCAATCGATACGCCTTGCTGTCAAGCTTCTTCTGCTTATGCGGTTCGGGTTTTATGAACAAACGTATGGGATCGCACTCCCTAGATTGCAGTCTCTGTTGAACTATAGTCCAAACTCTATCCAAAGCAGCCTTCGATGGTTTTCCATCCTTTACCTCAAAGAAGGCTGAGTTGGTAGTATGCTGCAACAACCAGGGATAACCCGGGGAAGAAGTCCAATCGATCTCAAGAACGACTCGCTCAAAATGCGTCCGCTCCAAGAAATCATCCGGAATTCTCCACCTGGCTGCTTTCCATCGATTGAGCAATATTTCCTCGATGTGTATCAAGTCCATTTTTCCCGGCATATCAGTCCGTAATCCCTGTCTTTTATCTGCGTGATAAATTAGACTGTGGAGTTCTGCGTTGTGGCCGAAAGAAGGCCAACCGTAGCCTCTAGCGACTTTTGCAAGTCTCCTATAGTCCTCATCAGCGATACCAGGGTGTCTGACTGGTTCTGTTGCTGAGACGTAGATGGCTTCCCCCTTTCCTGCGAACTCGAAGAATTCCGCGAGCTTGTCGAGGGCTTCTTCTTCTGGAGGGGGCGCTGCCGAAAAACCGGCGAGGGAGCCGTTCCTACTGTAGGCTTCTCATCTGCTCCAAACGCGCTTTCACCAACCACATGTCCAACCGCCACTTGATGTGCCATCCTAGCTTCTGGTTTGTTAAAAGCTTTGTAGCACTTTTCATAACCACAAGGGAACGGTTTTGGTGAGTGATTGGGAATCGCTATTCCCGGTTTCCTAACTCCTGCGACAATCTTCTCCTCCAGAGTTTTAACACGCTGCTCAAGGGCAGTGATTTTGTCTAACCTCTTTTCAATGGCATCCAACCGCATTGAAACAAAATCTTTGGGCAAAGTGATAGGTGTCGGTTCATCGCTTTGTCCCTTAGCTGCTCTCGAAGCATTCGTGTAGCTCTGCAAGAGATTTATCGCACTCTCCCGCTGCATTGAAGGCATGGCTGTGAAGAAGGTCATCCATTTTTCTATGGCCTCCTCACTAGCCTCACCGTCAAACGTAAGCTGTACTCCATAATCCATTTCCTCATCTGCTGCCCAGCCTATTTCGTCCGCATACATACTATCCACTTGCTTCATCAGGTGTGTAGTATCCCATCCAGAACGAACCTTAGCTGCGCTAGCACGATTCAAGCCCTTCATTTCATCAAGGGTCGGGGATTCTCCTAGAACCAGCCTACGTGTCTCCGCCATTATTAAAGTGGCGGTTACTCCAATATTGTAGTCTCCGGCTACTCCTGTGTGCATTCCATATACTGTCTGACCTGAGTAATAAGCAGCTCCTGACATCCCAGAAATCGTGGACCCCGAGTACTTCATTATACCCAGCACATCTGTCTGGGTTAAGAGTCCTGTAGAGGTTCCTTTCCTGCCGGTACAACTCACCAGTGAGTTAACCAACTTCTTGGGTACCTTCGCAGTCGAAGTTCCGACGCGTGACCACTGGGCTTCTGTCATTGGTATGTAAACCAGATCCGTGCTCACCTTAGACGGGATGTAAGAGGTATTCAAACCTAACCTACCCGTTCTTCCCTCGATAACTAACTGCTTAACGTGTTTAATCACGTGAGCAGGCAGTACCAAAAGCGAGCCAAACCTAATTCCGTACCCTATGAAGGTATCCACAAAAGTACCAGCGTCGTAAATCCCGACTTGAAAATCAGGGACTGCTCCTTCAACAAATTCACTCCCCGGTTGCATAGACTCAAACGTAATTCCACGCAGCCGCAAGACTGTTCTTCTCAAAGGTTTTTTGACAGCCATGAAGGCTAGCACAACAACAAAAATTGCCGTTAAACTATATCCTATAAACACGAGACGTCTAATCGCAACGTCAAAGTATGGGGATAGAGTATAAACCATCTCTTCCCAGAAGGTCAACGGAACGGGTGCAGGTTTTTCAGAAGGACCTAAAGCTATCCTGCACACCCAAGCATCGAGTGCATCCATCCATTTCTCCTCCATTCTGATGAGCCAAGCCGCTAAGAGGCCGGGTATCATCTCTACCCGTAGATAGATGTACCTCAGCCATCCTGCGGTCAGGACACAACAGAATACTTTGATCATTGCGATTAAGGGAAACATTTTCGTAAAGAAAACTTACTCTCTCTCTTTC